GCGACCAGAACGAGTCTGGCCGCCCGGGTGAAGGCGGTAAGGAGGGCTAGCGGCCCTTCTTGCCCTTACTCTTCTTCATGGTCTCTACCACAGCGTTGGATTTCCGCTGCTTCGCGACCGCGACCGGGATAAAGCGCCCGTTACGAGCATCCCGGCCGATCTTCCGAGTCTTAGCCATGTTGAACCTCATGAGCTAAGGCGGACGGAAGAAGCCGTCCACTCCGAAGCAACACCACATTGCCCCGCCTCGCGGAGATGATCCGCCGCCTAATAACTAAAACGCCGAATATTGACGGCCTGAGCGTTGATAAGTTCATGCAAAGGGTTATCCCTGAGCCGAACAGCGGTTGCTGGCTCTTGATGCCGACAGATCAGCTGCCTCTGCCGACGCCCCATGCGTCGCGCTGTCAAACGCGGGGCGAATGACCATCACCAAGAGCGACAAGCTCGCAGCGACACAAACCCAGGATAGAGCAAACCAACATGACAGGTCGGCCATCTAAGTACACGCGAGAGATCGCAGACGAAATTTGCCGCCGACTTGCTGAAGGACAAACGCTCTCCAGCATTTGCCGCGATGAAAAGATGCCGCCCAGGACAACAATCTTGGGATGGGTGCTTGATGATCGCGATGGTTTTTCCGACAGATACGCGCGTGCGCGTGACCTTCAGCTTGAGGCTTACGCGGATGAAATCATCGACATTGCGGATAACGCCAAAAACGACTGGATGGAGCGCAACGGCGGCGAAGATAATCAGTCTTGGGTTTTGAATGGCGAGCACGTACAAAGATCGCGACTGCGCAGCGACAATCGCAAGTGGATTTTGTCCAGGCTAAAACCCGAGCAATATGGCGACAAGCTCACTCACGCTGGCGATAAGGACGCGCCGGTTACAGTTGTTGTGAAACAATATGCTGACGACGCCTCAGCGCCAGATTGAGATTCCGAACAACTGGAATCCCCGCGACTATCAGCTTGATCTCTGGAGGTATCTCCAGAGAGGCGGCAAGCGCGCGGCGGTCGTGGCGCATCGGCGCTGGGGCAAGGATGATGTGGGGCTTCATTGGGCTGCTGTGAGCGCCATGCAGAAGCCTGCCACGTACTGGCACATGTTGCCGCTTTACAATCAGGCCCGCAAGGCGATTTGGACGGCTGTGAACCCGCACACGGGACAGCGCCGCATTGACGAGGCTTTTCCGAAAGAGCTTCGCGCCTCGACCAATGAGCAGGAAATGTTCATTCGGTTCAAGAACGGTGCGACCTGGCAGGTTGTCGGCTCGGATCAGTTCAACGCGCTTGTCGGTTCTCCGCCTTATGGCTTGGTATTCTCGGAATGGTCGCTGGCCGATCCCGCAGCATGGGCATATCTCAGCCCGATCTTGCAGGAGAATGGCGGCTGGGCGCTATTCATCTACACGGCACGCGGTCGCAATCATGGTTGGTCGCTGTATCAGGCCGCACAGAACGAGCCTGACTGGTATGCGCTTTTGCAGACCGCCGATGACACCGGGATATTCAGCAAAGGCCAGCTTGAAGCTGCGAGAGCAGAATATATCGCGATTTATGGCAACGATGAAGGCGAAGCGGTTTTCGAGCAGGAATATTTCTGTTCATTCGATGCAGCCATCATGGGCGCGTATTATGGCAAGCTGCTGACACAGCTAGAGCGCGCGCAGCCATCACGCATTACCAATGTCCCGCACGATCCGAGCTTCCCGGTAGATACGGCGTGGGATTTGGGCCTCGATGATGCTACCGCGGTCTGGTTCATCCAGCAAGTCGGATACGAGGTTCGCGTGATCGACTATTACGAGGTGAACAACCAGAGCCTCGCTGATACGATCCAGTACATTTTGAAGCAGAAGCCCTATAACTACCGCGCGCACTACATGCCGCATGATGTGCGCAACCGGGAATTGTCTTCGGGACAGAGCAGGCTTGAAACCGCGATGCAGCTTGGTCTGCGTAATGTTGTTCCGGGCGCGCAGTTGAAGGTTGAGGACGGGATTAACGCGGTCCGCCAGCTTTTGCCAAAATGCGTGTTCGACTATGAGAACTGCAAGCGCGGCCTTGATTGCCTTCGCCAGTATCGCCGGGAATGGGATGACAAGGCGCGGACCTACAAGCAGAAGCCCTTGCATGACTGGACATCGCACGGCGCTGATGCCTTCCGCGAGCTTGCGGTCAATCTCCTGCCTGTTCATCTGGAATGGGAAGAAGACGATTACGAATCGCCCGCACAACTCGGGCGCTCATCCGTGACGGGGTACTAATCGCAACAATGAAGCGCTGGTATCATGAAGGCTTGCTTGGCCGCATTGGAGATTTCTGGCTTGGCCGTAGGATTTTCACCGGAGGCACGTTCTGGGAAAGCGGAAAGAGCGAAGTCTACTTTCGCCGCGGCACAAGGCGATATGGGGTCGGCGTGTATTTGTGGCGGTTGCAGGCTAATGGTCCCAATCCCAGTTGGGGCGCATTGATCTGGCACGCTGGGCTGATGTTCCGTGATCTCCATCCCTCGCCAATGAGGGGCCAGCCGCGCGTCTCCTGCTGGGCCGGAAAAGTAAGGCAATAGCACCATATGGCAGAAACCTTTTTCGACTCTGGCGCGGACCTCGCCCCGGAGCCATACCCGATTCCATACGCTCAAGAGCCGATTGAGCCGGAAATCCCGCAAAACGTCTTGCAGCTTCAGGAATGGGCGATGCAGGACAACATCGCGGGTGCGCTCGACGATGACACGCTCATGCAGATCGGGCAGCAGGCGCATGAGAAATACGAGATCGACAACACGTCGCGCCACGAATGGGTAAAAACCGCGCGCCGGGCCATTGAAATGGTCGGCGGGACGCGCGAAAGCAAGAATTACCCGTTTCCCGGCGCTGCCAATGTGCGCTATCCGCTGCTTCATTCAGCCGTTGTCCAGTTCGCATCTCGCTCGTATCCCGCGATCCTGAAAGGCCCGGACCTTGTGAAAGTCAAGGTGGAGGGCAAGGACTATGACGGCGCGAAGATGAAGCGCGCTCAGCGTATCGAGCAGTTCATGTCCTACCAGCTTCTTCACCAGATGGATGAATGGGAAGAGGATACCGATGCCCTGTTGCATCAGCTTCCGCTGATCGGCTGCGCATTCCGGAAGACCTATTGGGACGGCGCAAAAGGCAGGCCACGATCAGAACTCGTGCCCGCACTTGACCTCGTGGTCAACATCAACGTCCCGTCTCTGGAATCCGCACCGCAGATCAGTCATGAGAAGTTCTTTTATCCGCATGAGGTAAAGGAACGGGTGCGCAAGGGCATCTTCATCGAGCAGGATTTGGGCGATGCCGAGGGACGCGAGGGCGAGGAAGGCGAGCATCCGAACACTGGTGACGATCCGAACGCGCCGCACAAGTTCATCGAATGCCATTGCTATTATGATCTGGACGGGGACGGCGTTGCCGAGCCTTGGATTGCCACGGTGCACGATGATACGCAGCGCGTTGTTCGCTTAGCCGCTGGCTATGATCCAGAGTCGATTGAACACGATGAACAGGGCAACATTCTGAACATCGAGCGCGAAGATTATTTCACGCGCTATGTCTTCTGGCCTGATGCCAAGGGCGGTTTCTACGGCGTAGGGCTTGGCCATGCGCTGGAAGACATTACCGAGACGATCAACACCACGCTCAACCAGATGCTTGATGCTGGCACGCTGCAAAACGCTGGCGGCGGCTTCATCGGCTCGGGGCTGGACATGAAGAAGTCCACCATGCGGTTTGAGCCGGGCAAGTATCACACGGTTCATGCGCCGGGGTCTACGGTCCGCGATGCTATTGTCAACATGCAGCACCCCGGACCGAGCAGCACGCTGTTCCAGCTTCTTGGCGTCCTGATCGACGTTGGCAAGGAAATCTCCGGCAATCGCGAGGTGCTGACCGGCGAAGTCTCCACCAACATGCAGCCGACAACGCTCATGGCCTTGATCGAGCAGGGCTTGCAGCAGTTCACGGCGGTTTACAAGCGTATCTACCGCGCTCTGGGCAAGGAGTTCGAGCGGCTTCGTCGGGTGAATGCGGACTTCCTCAGCGACGATCAGTACATGCGCTATCTTGACCTTGAAGAAGGCGAGCAGGCGAGTGTACAGGCTGATTTCGGCGAGGGCGACATGGATATCTATCCGGTCGCCAACCCGAACATTGTCACGAACATGCAGCGCGCCGCGCAGAACCAGTTGCTGTTGGAATTGACGCAGCACCCGACGCTTGGCCGCTATCTCGTGCCGCCTGACATTCTCGGGCGCATTCTGACTCATGCGCAGGTCGAAGATGTCGACAAGGTCATCAACCCGCAGCCCGAGCCTTCGCCAGCCGAGCAAGCGCAGATGGCTCAGATGCAGGCCGAAGCGGAAAAGGCACAGGCTGAAACGCGTCTGACGCAGGCCAAGATCATAGAGATTGAGCAGGAAGTCGAGAAGGCGCAGGCCAGCATGGG